TATCTAAGTTGACTAAAAGACAACAAGAGACTATGAAGAAACATGCTAAACATCATAGTAAAAAACATATGCAGTATATGAAAAACTCTATGTTAAGAGGTGCTACATTTTCACAAGCACACAAGCGAGCTCAAAAAGCTGTAGGTAAGTAATGGCTAAAACTGTTAGTTGGATGTGGAAAGGTAAAAGATATTACGGTACTCTTATAAGGGAAACAAAGACTCATAAGTTTGCAAGAACAAAAAATGGTAAAATTAAAAAGATTAAAAAAAAATGATAAACCTAAAAAAGATTATGCAGGAAATCCTAATTGGGCAGGAGATGATTGATGTCACACGCTAATAGAAAAAAATCTTTACTTAAAAAACATGGACTATCAGGTGTTAACAAACCTAAGCGTACACCTAAGCATCCTAAGAAATCACATGTTGTTTTAGCACAAGAAGGTCATAATTTAAAACTTATAAGATTTGGACAGCAAGGTGTATCAGGTGCAGGTAAGAACCCTAAAACTGCTAAAGGAAAGGCAAGACGAAAATCTTTTAAAGCCAGGCATGCAAAAAATATTAAGAAGGGCAAAATGTCCGCAGCATACTGGGCTAATAAAACTAAATGGTAAATAATGTAGTTTGCATAGCAGACGAATGTACCTCACCATTACCTCCAGGTAAAACTAAATACTGTTCACAAAAATGTTATAGAAGAGAATCACAACGTATTTACAGAGCTAAACAAAAAGGTGAAGAATATACACCACCTAAAAAACCTGTTAATGAACCTAAATCTGCAACTGTAAGAAGAGGTGCATTATATAACAAGTTTAAAGATGAAGGTTATGCATTAGATTTAATTAACGAAAATATTAACCAACAAGAAGTAGCAGATGCTTTATCTTGTTCTACTGCACATGTTTCTAGGATGTTAGCTGCATACAGAGAAGATTTACAAAAAGATATACAAGCAAAAGATTGGGAAGTATCTGATGATGCTAAACAATCATTAGTAGACTTTGTAAATTTTAGAGATAGATATTTTTTAACAGAACAAGGTATAGCTTTTGAAACTGCAGATTTTCATAATAAATGGATAAAATCAATTAATAAAGCTTTACTTGAAGGTGGACAACAAATGATACTAAGTCCTCCTCGTCATGGTAAAACAGAATTACTTATACATTTTGTAGTTTGGCTTATATGTAGAAATCCTAATATAAGAATTATGTGGGTTGGTGGTAATGAAGATATTGCTAAAAACTCTGTTTCGTCTGTTATAGATACATTAGAGAATAACGAAAAACTAAAAGAAGATTTTTGTGGACCAGGTGGTCAATTTAAACCAGCAAGTAGAACAGGTAAGTCTTGGTCACAAAATGGATTTACTGTTTCTACTAGAACTGTGTCAGGTATAAAGTCACCTACAATGATAGGCATAGGACGAGGTGGTAAGATTCTATCAAGAGACTGTGACATAATTATTGCAGATGACATTGAGGACCACAGTTCTACTATGCAACCTGCATCTAGAAACAATACTAAAAATTGGTGGACTACCACATTAGGTTCTCGTAAAGAGGAACATACAGCTATGGTTATTATTGGGTCAAGGCAACACCCTGATGATTTATATTCTGCTTTATTAGAAAACGAAGCATGGGAAACTATAGTAGAAGAAGCACACGATTCTATGTGTACTAAAAATGAATTAGATGAAGAAGAACATGTTGAATGTATGTTATGGGGAAGTAAAAGAACTTTTAAATGGTTAATGAATCGTAAAAGAGATTCTATGACTACAGGTGGTTTAAAGAACTTTGAAATGGTTTATTTAAATAAAGCTTTCTCACAAGCAGCTAGATTGTTTAATCCTGAAATGGTTCAAGAATGTTATAGAGCTGATATGAATATTGGAACAGTACCAGGAGGTTCTTACTTAGTTGCTGGACTTGACCCTGCAGCTACAGGTTATCAAGCAGGTTTTTTATGGGCAGTAGAAACTGATAGTGGTGAAATTAAACTTACAATGGTTGATTTAGACAACAATCTTGGTGGTGGTCTAGATGAAGCATTTGAATTAATCAAAAGATGGCATGATATGTATGGATTGTATCATTGGGTTATAGAAGAGAATGGATTTCAAAAAGCTATAAGACAAGACAAAACAATAAAAGAATACTGTAATATACAAGGAATTAAATTAGAAGGACACGAAACACATAAAAATAAATGGGATGAAAGATTTGGTGTTACAAGTTTAGCACCTATGTTTAATGAAGGTATGATTGATATACCTTTTGCAGATAGCGAAGCACAAGACAAAGCAACATTGTATACAAAACAACTAACATACTTTGCATCTAAAGGAAAAGGTGGCAGAGGTTACAAAAGTGACATAGTAATGGCAAGTTGGTTTCCAATGAAGGTAATTAGAACGTTGACAAAATTAACTTATTCTGATATGGGAATTGACTACACTCCTAGCTTTGATGGTTATAATGGTATACAATGGGATGATATACCTTGGAGATAGATGAAACCGCAAGAAATAATTGAGAGAGCATCCTATCTAAAAAGAATGCATGATGATTCTTTAATAGATAGGTCAAGATACAGAGCAATTTTAAATGGTGGAGAAGATGGAATAAGACAATTACTAGGTCCTGGTCTAGATAATAACGAATCACATACAATACCAGCACCTAACTTAATGTTGTCTGCTTTAGATAGACTTGCACAAAAGATAGGTAAAACTCCTACATTAGATGTCCATATAACAAATGCAAGAGATTCACAAAGAAACAAAGCTAAAAAAGATAAATTAGAAAGAATTATTACTGCATACGACAAGATGCAAGAATTAGAATTACAGTTACCACAAGTAGCTAGATGGTTACCAGGTTATGGATTTGCAGTATGGGTTATTACTACAAAACCAGATATGAATGGAAACATGTACCCATGTGCAGAATTAAGAAATCCTTATGACTGTTTTCCAGGATATTACGGCAATAAGCAAAAACCACAAGAATTAGCAATTATACAAAAGATTCCAATACAGAATCTTATAAAAATGTATCCAGAGCTAAAAGCTTATTATGAACAAAAAGATTCAGAGGATACATCATATGACAGTTATAACCTTAGATATACCGATGATGGTAGTTGGGAAAACTCAGACGAGAACGGTGATGTAATTCTTGAGTATATGAATTTAGAAGGCACATACATTGTTCATGTTGCTTCTAAAAAAATAGTTGATTTTGTACCTAACCCACTTAAGTCAGGTCCTGCTTTTGTCATTGCTAAAAGATTTAGCTTTGATAGATTACAAGGACAATTTGACCAAGTAGTAGGACTAATGGCTTCTATGGCTAAAATAAACATTTTATCTGTAATAGCTATGGAAGATGCAGTATTTACAGAAACAAACATAGTTGGTGAAATAGAGTCAGGTCAATACAGAAAAGGTAGAAATGCAATAAACTATCTATCTCCTGGTTCACAAATAGTAAAACCAACTACAAACTTGCCTTATCAATTATTTGAACAAGTAGGTAGATTAGAAAGGCAACTTAGAGTAGTTGCTGGATATCCAGTTCAAGATGACGCAATATCACCAAACTCATTTGTAACAGGTAGAGGTCTCGAAGAGCTGGAGTCTGGCGTTAGTCAAATGGTTAATGAGTATCACACTATTCTTGAGTATGCTTTGCAAGAAGTAGATTCTAAAAGATTAGAGTTAGATGAAGTACTTTTTGGTAAAAAAAGAAAACCAATAACAGGAACTTACAAAGGAGCTTCTTTTTCTGAATCATATACACCTTCTACAGATATAGACATGAACTATATTACAAGAAGAAAGTATGGAGCTATGGCTTCTTTCGATGCACCAAATAAAATAATTACAGGATTGCAATTATTAAATGCAGGTATTATTGATAGAGAAACATTACAACAAGAAATGGATGGTTTAGAAAACCTTACACAAATAAACGAAAGAATTACAAAACAAAAAACAGAAGAGATTTTATATCAAATGTTGTTACAGCAATCACAACAAGGTGATAAAGCTGCAATGATGGCAGTAGTTGAAATCTACAATAATCCTAAAGATATTGGACAAGTGTTAGAAAAATTCTTTAGTGCATCAGGTGAAGAGCCAAGTCCAGAAGAACAAGCTTTGTTGCAAAATCAAGCTATGCAACAACAACAAGCAGGTGGACCTCCAAACCTAGCAGCATTGTTAGGAGGAGCAGTTGGCTAGTCCAGAAAATTTAAACTTTGAGTTTGCAAAAATTATTGCTAATAACTATACCGTAGAAGAACAACCAATGTGGGATGCAAGTTCTGAAGAGTTAAGTCAAGAAGAAAACAATTATGTATATAAAGATGGAGATGTATTAGATATATTGACTATAGCTTACATACCTAATGTAGGTAGGTTTGACATAGTTATTGTAAGAGAAGATACGGATGGAGGTATCAATGGCACGTTTTAGACCAGGAAGTAATAAAGGTGACTTTCAATCTACAAGTTATGGTGAAGGTACAGAGTTAGATAATTTACAAGATAATGCAGAAATGTTTGTAGAAGAAGCTGCAAATGTACAATTAAGTAATCCTGAACAAGTTCAGAATACAGCACCAGTAGTACAAGATATTTTTAGACAAACAGATAAAATAGGCGAATCGTTAGCTGCTAATCAGTTACAGGACCAATATGGCATGGGAGTAATGGAGTCTAATATGTTACTTAGAGCAATGTATAGAGTATTGCCAAGTAAAGATATATTAGCTCTTATGGACGAAGATATATTTCCAGGTTAACGTATGGCTTATAGATGGCAATTTGACGCTCCTTGGGAAGATAATGATAATCAAGATTGGAAAGAAGAGTACTTAGCACAAGCTGCTCAAATGGAGGAATACTTTAGACAGAATCCTCAGATACCACAAAACATGTCTAACATATCTAAAACATTTGGTTTCTTACCTAAAGATGTTCAAGTTGCTGGTGCAATGATTGGATTAACTCAAGACAATCCTGAATGGACTTCTTTAGTAGATAAGTTTATGAATAAAGAAACTTCTTGGTGGGATAAAACAAAATCTATTGCAAGAGGTGCTGTTAGAGGTGCTGTAGTTGGTATGGAGTCTGCATCACAGTTTACAAAAAAATACGGTACAGGTCTTATGAAATATTACTCTAAAAGACAAATGAATCCTATGTTAGCCTTTTCAGGTATTGGAACTCTTATACCTTTAATTGACCCAGAAGGTTTAGCAGAAGTAAGAGCATCTGCAAAAGCACAAGGTCCAACATTAGCAACAAGAGCACTAGAAGAACTTAGAGCAGGTAGAAATGTAAACCTTGGTGAAGGATATTTTGGTAACTCAACAGTCGCAGAAGATACAGAGATATATAAAGAGTTAGTTGGTAGAGGTGCTGACCCTGAAGAAGTTAGAGGAGTTATACAAGACTTTTATGGTAAACCTATATCACAATTAGAGTTTGATAGTAGAGAAGGTGAATCAGGAACTTATAGAGGTAGAAAAGGTACTGTTAAGTTATCTCCTGGTCGAGTTACAGCAGTAGAAGTATTTGAACCAGGCACTAGAGGTTTCAATATTATGTCAGGTATTATCGATGGAGCTTATACAATATTTACAGACCCAACAACTTATGTAGGTGCAGGTTTTGCAAAAGCAGGTAAAGTAGCAAGAACATTTAATAAAACTGTAGAAAAATCAAATGCTGGTCTTATAGATAAAGCTGTAAGAAAAGTTGTACATACTCCTACTGCAGATGAATACTTTAATACACAAGTAGGTGACAACATAGCCCAAATGTTTGCAGATTCTAAATCTTATGATGAAGTAGAAATACTTATGTCTGGAGGAGGAAGAAAGAACAATCAAGTAAAAGATGCTTTGCTATATAAAAAACTTAGAGATACAACTGATAAACAAGAAATTAAATCAATATTATCAGATGCTATAAAAGACCCATTGTCTGGAGTTAATGATAGGTTTGATGCAAATAGTTTATTATTCAAAGGTTCATTGTCAAGATTAGGTGCAGGACTTAGATACGGAGATAAGAACGCAGCAGCAGGTTATAAAACTGCTATGAGATTAAATGGACAAAATAGTTTGTTTAATAGATTGTTTGATGAGTTTCCAGCACCACAACTTAGCACAGGAAATTTAAATGATACATTCTTTGAATTAAAAGACTGGATGAAGTTTTCTAAAGTAGATGATGATGTAGCTAATAAAGCATTAGATAGAATAGCAGATGCAATAACAGACGATACATTAAAAGAATTAGAAGGATTACCTGCAGACTTACAAAGATTAAATATGGTACTTGATATATATTCAGGAGAAGGTGGAGTGTTAAGACACGTCATGGATAAATATGAAGCACTAGGTTTACCAAAAGAAGTTGTTAATCAAGTTGGAAAGTTTGTTGCATCAGTAGATGAAGCACGTAAATATTTTTATACAAAGTATGGAGAGGAAGCTTGGTCAGGACAAAAAATAGATATAGAAGATACTCTTGGTAATGATTTATTTAAAATAGACTTTTCATTAAAAGAATCAATTGGTGCATTGAATAGAATTGTAGATGAAGTAAATCTAAATATAAAAGGTGTAAAGGACAATCAACAATTACAGCAACTGTTTATAGATGAAGTAGAAGGTGTAGGTAGAATATCAGCAGATATTGCAGAAGCAGATATCATACCTAATAAAATTATATCAGGTGGTAATACTGGTGTAGATTTAGAAGCTTTACGAGTTGGTAAAGAATTAGGTTTAGAGACAGGTGGTAGAGGTACACCAGGTCTTAATACATCATCTCAAGGTTTAAAGTCAGGAAGATATGATGATTTATCTGGTGAGTTAACAGAGTTAGGTTTAGATGACCCTAAACAATTTGAAATAGACAATTTAAAAAAACAACAGTTATCTGAAGAACGTCAAGCATTATCTGATAAAGGCATTAGGTCAGCACTTACTGTTACTCTTTCTCAAATAAGAATAGAAGGAGAAAAAGCTGCAGCAACACTTAAGGGATTTCAAAGAGGAAAAAAAGCTTTATCTAAATTATCACCTGCTGCTTCTGAAGAAGATATATTAAAAAGAATAAAAGTAGCTATTGCTGCTAGAGAATCATTACAGAAATTAAATATTACTTTACAAGGTAAACAAACTAGAGGAGTTACACAAGCAGGTAAAAGAATAAAAGAAACATCTGTACAAGTTCCTAATGATGAAATAAATATACTAGATGAGATAGCAGGATTAGAAGTACAAACAAGAATACTTAGACACGTGCGTGGTCTTAAGGAAACTGCAAAAGGTGTAGATTACGAAGATTTTGATATGATTGGTTTTCAAAAAGAAATGAAACGTATTAATAAAGAAGAAGTTACTTTGACAGATGCTCTTGCTAAAAGAAGAAGTCAGTATAAAGCAAGACAAAAAGATTTAAATGATACTAAACGAGAAAAGAAAATTGAAAAGATACAGAAAGAAATTAATGATTTAGAAAGAGCTGATTACGGAGATGCTATACCTCAAGCTAAATACTTTGTAAGAAGAAGTATACAAAATGTAGTTGATTCAGATGTAACAGTTATTGTTTATAACTCTGCTACAGCTCCTGCAGGAAAAGGAACTAGAGGTACATTTAACTATGCACAAAGAGGTAACTGGAATACTAATGCAAAAATTAAACCAGGTATATATCCTAAAGGAGATAAACCTCTAATTGTTATTGATGCTAATGAAACTCTTACTAGAGCTCAAGTAAATGACATACAAACTTTACTTAAAAAATATAAAACAGTTAACGTTGCTGGTCCTAGAAACTATGCAAACACAGATGAGTTACAAACAATTCTAAAATCTGTATTTGTAAAATCTAAACAAGGTTATATAGATAAACAAGGTTTTAAAGTTCTAAACGATGAAAGAATATCTCCACAACAAATACTGCAGTTCTTTGAAGACAAAGGTGTAGATGCAGAAAGAATGGACGATATTATAAATACTTTAATGAAAGAAGCTAACTTTAATGAAGTAGCACAAGTTACTGGTAGACCTACAGCACATTTGATATCAGAGTATCTTGCTAGTGGAAATGTACCACTTCCTGATGCAAGATTGTTCCTAAGAGTATTTAGTCCTGTTAGAGAGTTTCATTTAAGAATAGCTGGTAGAGGAGACTTAGTTGCAAAGTCAACAGTAAAGCTAGAAAATAAACATGAAGTTGTAGTAAGTGATTTTGAAAAACTATTATCACAACCTGTTAAAAAATTGTATGACTTACAAATGAAAGATGATAAAACTTTAACTGATAATTTACAGCTTATGGTAAGACAGGCTAGAAGAAGTTTTAGGTTAAGTAAAGATGAACAATCTGTAAAAGAACTATCACAAGGTTGGTTAGGAATGTTAGGTGACTTCTATATGAACAAAGCTTGGAAACCATTTATTTTATTAAGAGGTGCGTGGACTGCAAGGGTTGTTGGTGAAGAACAGATACGTATGTGGGCTGCAGATTTAGATAATGTCTTTACACATCCATTATCAGCATTTGCTTGGATTGCAGGTAAACCAAGAAAGAAAGTATTAGAAAGAATTGGTAAAGGCGAGCTAGATGTTGATGAAGTAATTAAAAGAGCTAAAGGTGCTATTGATATTAGAGATAAACAATTACTTGCTGATTCATTAGAACATCAATCTGCAATGTCTATGTCACACGGTGGTATTTTAGATTCAGATAAATTAAAAAGAACATTCTCATTTAAGAGAGTTAAAAAAGGTGAAGAAAGATATTATACATCTGCAACCTCAGAAATTATGCAGTTAGTAGATGACCCTATAGCTGCTGAGTTAGCAATGATTAGAGGTGGTGCAAATGACCCAGGATTTGTAGCAGGTGTTAATAGTATTAAACAAAGATTCTGGGATGGTGATTTATCTGACTGGAGAACAGCATTGTCTTATGGTTCTGATGATGTAGGTAAATATCAAAAGTTTAAGATGCAATCAGATAGAGCAATGTCAGATGCTTATATAGATTCTGTATTAGCCAGAGTTCATTATAAAACTGGTGGAACATATAAAGCTTACGAGATAATGCCAGATGGTACAAAACATTTGTTTGATGATGTAGCTGGAGAATATAGAACTAGAAGAAGTCCAAACTCTAGAATTGAATTTGAATTAACACAAGCAGGTGATAGTGAACTACTAGAACATATAGCTAAAGGTAAACAACTACAACAAGTTACAGCAGGACAAACTAAAGTACCTGCATTCTTAAATATTGATGGAGAAAAAATTACATTTGGTAGGAACATGACTATAGAAGACCATAACAAATATTCAACTTGGCTTAAGAAAAAAGACCCATACGAACAATATCATGTTATGAAAAAATCAGCTTTTGATTTAGATGGTGAAAGAATTAATTCTTATGATGCTGCTATTGAAAGATTATTTACAATAGTTATGTCAGCTCCTACTAATAGATTATCTAGGTCTCCTGCATTTAGACAATTCTATTGGAAGTTTATAGAAGAAAATGCTGCATACTTTGATGACGCTCTAAGAACACAATTACTTAAACAAGGTAAAAAAGCAAACCTTGGTAAAAATTATGCTAATAAAATAACAAAGACAGGTAAGGTTACTGCTGATGAAGGCAACTTACTTACTATAGATAACATTGATGAACTTGACGATGCAGCTAAAGCTTATGCATTAACTGAAACAAAAGGTTTACTTTATGATTTAAATAAACGACATGTTGTATCAGATATGTTAAGACTTGCGTTTCCTTTCGCAGAAGTTTACCTAGAGATTATAGGTACATGGTCAAGATTATTAAATAAGAAAAAACTATTAGCAGGTCGTAAAATAACTCGTGCTGTAGAAGGTGCAAGGAAAACTAAGTTTGATGATGATGACCAAGGTTTCTTTCATGTAGATGAAATGACAGGAGAAGAAATGTTTTTCTTTCCTGGTAATGAAGCTTTATCTAATTGGATGTTTGAAGGCAATAGAGATGGAAGACAATACACTAATCCTGTAACAGGAGAAGTTATGGATAATGCACCTGATGCAAAGATAAGAATGAAAGGTTATGTATCCTCACTTAACATGATTGCTGGTAACCCAGCTCCAGGTTTAGGACCATTGGTTGCATATCCTGCATCAAAAGCTTTACCTAGTTCAGAAATGATAGATAAAGTATTCTTTCCATATGGCAGAGAAACAAATAATCCTTTAAATCCTTTATCTTATGTAGAAGCATTGATACCTTCATGGGCTAAAAAATTCTTAGCTATAGGTAGTGATGACCCTGAGTTCAATAGAATATATCAAAACACTTACAAAGATGTAATTAAAATGTATGTAACTACAGGTTTGTATGATGATAGTACACCAGCAAAACAAGCTCAGATGTTAGAGAAAGCTAAAAGAACTGCAACTATATTAACTGGTATTAGAGGTCTAGTACAATTTACAGCACCTACAGGTTCAGTATTAAGATACGAAGTAGAAGTTGCTCCTGGTGGTGCATTACATATTGACCCAGCTAAATATAAAGAGTCAGACCCTAAACATCATTTGTTTGGAATATCTTTAGTTGCAGATGCATACTATAGAATATTAGCTAAATATAAAGGTGACCAAGTATTAGCAACACAAGAGTTTGTTAATCAATTTGGATTAGACCCTACTGCAATACTTACATCAAAGTCTAGAGAAATAAAAAAACGTTCATATACAGATGAAGGTGTTTTATTTACAGAAACAAATAAAGATATTCTAGAAAGATATCCTGATGTTGGATACTACTTATATCCTGATAATCCAATGGATGAGTTTAATTTTCAAGCATGGTCAGATGCATTTGCTGAAAGAGATAGAGTTGATTTAACAGATGAAGAATACATAACTGCTATAAGACAAGGACAAGGTAGATTAGCTTATGAGTATCAAAGAAGATTGTTATTTGAAAGTGGATACTATTCTAATATATCTCCAGAAGCTAAATACGATATGCTTTCACAAATTAGAAATGGTATAAGAGAAATTTATCCTGGTTATGGACAAACATCTACAGTTGCTTCATCAATAGATGCAAAAGCTAAAACAGAACAATTAAGTAAATTGTT